AAGAGCTTGAACGGGTGGAAAATGTGGTTTGCTTCTTGACCATGGTTTACTTTGTCTAAAGTTTTCATGCATATAACCATGAACATAACTTGCATATTTTGCGTCAGCTTTAATACGAATACCAGCTGGTAAACGACCTCTTTGCATTACAGGATTATAAGTAATAGAATCTTTTAATTTACCTGTGTCTTCTGGTACATGTTTTTTTGCTTCTTTAACAACAACCATACCTGTTGAGTTGTAATAAGTTCTTAAAGGTTTTGCACCTAACTTAGCTATATCTAATCTTTTTCTTAATTGATTTATACCAAGTATCTTGACTTCATAATCAGACTTGGACATTTAAAGAGTTCTTTTTTGATATGCTCTTATTAACTTTAAAGCGTCAGGGTCAAACTTATTAAACAATTCACCCGTGCCTGTTTCAGGATTACCGTAAACAGAAAAAGGACTGTCTTTTCTTTTAAACAACCTAGTAGCTTGTAAATATGTAGCTTGTTCAATAGCTTGTGGTACTGCTGACCAACCCCATTGCGCAGTAATCTTAACTTGCTTAACAATAGTTGTGTCAAAACGTTCACTACTTCTTGTATCTAAAATAGAAATATTTGTTATTGGTTGATATTGAACACCTTGAACATCATTACCAGCGTCTAATGGTTTTGTATAAAAATCAGTATTTATTGTTAAAGTTGTATCGTGTGTTCCGTCATCAGAAGTATCTATTAAAACAGCTAAACCACTAGGGGTAGATATATCGGGTACGTCTAAGTACAAAGGATTAATAGGCGTAAAGTATTTAGTATCAGAACTTGTTTGATAAAAAAACCTACCGCAGTAAGCGTCAATTTCTCTTGACGCTGCCTCTACTGCATTTTCTAAATTAGTGTCTTGTCCGCTACCACTTAAACCTAAATAAGTTTTTAATTGGGCTAAAGTTATGTAGCCATTCGTGATAGCCATAAAGAATTACTTACCTTTATTTTCAGCTGGTGCTTTGGCTTTCTTGCCGAGTCCCCACTCTTTAGCTTGTAAATCTGAAACTTCTTGTCCTTTAGCACCTAATAATTGACCTTTTCTCCAACCTTTAGGTAAAGAATTATCAGATGTTTCAGCTACTTTTCCTGCTTCATCTATCCATACATATTTTTTTAATTGCATTTTTGCCTTTCCTGACTGCAACTCGGACTTACCATTAAAGCTTGCCCGAGTTACTAAAGTCATAATAATTTCTAAGTTATCCTTAGAAGTTTGTTATTTTTGCGAAAGCAGTTGCTCTATAAATAGGTAATCCCATTCTTACAGTTGCTTTCATAACAATAATATCCTTTGTGAAGTTAGCGTCATGGCTATCAGACATAGCAACTTCCATACCTTGTCTTGCGACTATATGGATAGCTTGTCCACCACCAAAAACACCAACTATACAATCTCCTGCTGTTGTTTCAGTTGAAGATACAACTGGAACACCCCATAGTCTTGGTGTAACAGCGTCTCCGAAGCTACCAGCTCCAACAAATAATGGATTTAAAGCTCCATTAGTTGAAACTGCATTTACTTCAGTAACGACTTGATACCAATCTGATGGGTGCATAATGATTGCGTCTGGATTCATAAAAGCATCTTTCTGAATTTCAGTGATTGCTTCAAATATTTGACCAATTCTCTTTAAGTTTCCACCAAAAGATGAATAGTTAAATGCGTTGATTCCAGTTTTATTTAGGATACCTGTCAAGTTCACGCCTGAGCCTGAACCACCAATGATTTGGTCAGATATAGTTTGTCTAACCATAAACCTCAATCTACTGTCAATGTAACCCTGAGCTGCTGAAACGTCAGCTAAAAGTTCTTCAGTCATTGGAATAAATGCACCAATTTTTCTGATTTCCTCTGTTCTCTCGGTAAATGCTAGTGCGCTTTCTCCGAGTGCGCTTCCTTCTGCAGTAGGTGCTGCGTTGTTAGTATATGTTGTTTCCTCTAAATACTTGTACTGATATTGGTCAGTAGTAATGGTATCTATTAAAGCTGGAATAACATAAGGGTCTAACTGTGCAGATTCCTGAATTCTTGGCGCACGAACAACCGCTGGTGGCCAAGTAGTTTCAGTAACAGTAGTTTTAGTTTCTACTCTAGGGTCCCACTTAAGCTCTGATTTAACATTCTTAACGCCTGTATCCATGAAAGATTTATAAGCGTCAGATTCCATGAATGATTGTCCAAGAGTTTTGTACTCTTCAGTTTCAACTTTTTCAGAATGTATTGCCTTTGGCTCTACTTTCTTACCAGCTTCAACTTGCTTTTCCATCTCTTTTTTTTCATTCTCGATAGATTGTGCTTCTTTGATTGTATCAACCAATTCAGCCATTCTTTCGTTCCTCTTAGCCCACTCTTCTTTCCTGTCAGAATCAAAATCAGTTGTATCAACATCTTTGAATTCATTAAGAGTATTTTCTCTAAGCTCTTGCAGTTCCTTTTTGAGTTCTACTAATTTACTCATTATTCTCCTACAATTCTGGGTCTAATGTTTCCATTAGTACCCGTTCCGTTTCTAATAACAAAGTAGTATCATCTACTGAATCAACTTCTTCTTCAGCAGGTGCGCCAACAGTAAGTAGCGTATCAATATCTTGATGAGCTTCTTGCAAGGCGTCCTGTAAATCAGTTATTAAACCAGTAGCTTCCTCTGACAATGTTTTATCTTTTGATAAGCGTAAGGCAGTAAGCTCCCTAGCTCTTTTAACTAACGAAGTCAACGTGTTAAGAACGTTTTCAACTTCTTCGCTAAATTTTTTCCCTGTTGGTTTTGCTTCTTTCTCTTTTACAGAGAGAGTATGGGTGTTTTGATTAGCACCTACTAGTACAGGGCTGACTTCCCAAACTTTAACATCTTTTAAAAATCTTACTTCTATTTCAGTTCCAGCGTCCTTTTGGAACATACCATTTTCAGATTCAAGCACTTCATAACCAAAAGACCATTGTTGCAAATCGCCCATAGCTTTAACTGTGTTATAAGCGTCCCTGCCTCTTTCGGTGTCCATTATAAATTGACCTTTGAATACTGCTCTTTTGTCGTCTTGGACTATTTCTCCACGCCCAACAACGTCTTTCCAATCGTGCGCCCAAACCATAGCAACGCCATTTTCCCCAAACCCTGATTTGATTGAATCTGGTAAAACAACATCACCGTCTGAATCGACTTCATTAAAATTTGAAAACACAGCCTCGACTTTACCCTCTACTTCATCAGTAGCTAAAAGTTTTACTGTTTTATGTTGTAAATTATCCATACTTTCCTTACACTTTCTTTTCGTGGTACACAACAGTACACCTACAATTACATATTAGACTAGCTGGTGCGCCATTGCTACTATCTCCTGGGTATTTCATTGAATAACCAGCAACAGAAAAATTTTCATTTTCATTAACTTCAACACCGTCAAGTGCGTAATGTGCGTCCCTTACTTTACCGTCCCTTTGAGTTACCCATTCTTTAGTAACAAATATTTCTAAATTTTTAACAGCTAAAGCTTGACCCTGTTGAGCTAAAGCAACGCCCTCAGTCCTAGCAATTAATAAAGCTCTATTCAAATTCTTTTTACCTAAAGATTTAGAAATACCGTTAGCAATAAAGCGTTCTCTCTTTGCACCTGTTAAACCAAGTTTATTAGCTTGGTCATAAGAAGAACGTAAAGCTGTATTTAGGTTTTTCTTCATAGTCTTTGACATATCTGGTACGTATTTGTCTAAACGATTTTGCACAAACTTAATTGCTTCACGATTATAAGAAGCCCTATCAATAGGAATAGCTTGACCCCTAGCACGTCTAGGGTGAAATCCATTTTCAATTATTTCTTTTCTTGGACGTCTACGCCTTGCTCTTTGTATTGCTTCTTGTTCAGCAGGACTAAACGTTGTATTATCATCTGAAATTTTAAATGTTTCTGGTAAAAGAGTTTCAACCTGTTCATAAGTAAAGTCCAACATCATACTAAAATATATATCTTCTAATTCATTAATCCATATTTCTTTAGATTCCCTATCAAGAGCAGAGCCAATTAAAGATACTATTCCTGAAGATTCACTACCTAATTCTGCAATAAGTTTATTTACTAAGCGGACTTGCCCTCTAAGTAATTTATAATATTCACTAGCTAAAACAAAATCCCAATTACCTAGCTGGTCATCATAGTTTTTCCATAGTAAATCTTTTGTTTCTTTTGTTCTAAAACGATTTAATCTTTGTTCCCAACTTAATTTGCGTAATTCATTTCTTCTTGCAATTAATTCTTCAGCAGTTTGAAATTTTTCTTTTTTATCTCTTATGTTCATTGCACGTACTAATTTTTGTGACCAAGTTTTACCAGCTTCGCCACCCCACAATGCCCAAGCAATACGACCATTACTTGGATAACCTTTCTCTCCGGGTCGCCAACCTTGTGCTTGTTTATCGACTTCATGTCTAGGAAAGTATTTAGCAATGTGTCTAACCTTTTCTGCACCCGCAGTTTCATTACTAAGAATATACCTAGCAGAGCCACGACCAACAGAAGTACCGCCTCTATTATGTTCACTCACCCAGTCAAGACCACGCCTAGCTTCTGTCTTTGCACCTTTAGGTATAGAAAAATCTAAATCATCATACTTACCTTTTTGCGCAAGACTTTTACTAGATAACGGGTGAGCGCTGGGAAGCAAATCAGTATCAAACTTCCCGCCTCTAAATTTTAAAGTACGCAAAGCATACAAAAATGCATTAACTCTAGCGTATGCCCATTGGTCAGCACCAGTAACAGTTGGTCTATCACTTCTTCTTGGTGGGTTAGTATTGTAAGCACCTACGCCACGTTTAAAAACTGCAATTAACATTCTAAGTGTTGCACGCTTCCTAGCGTCGTCGCCGTGTTTAGCGTTATGGTCATCAACCTTTTTCTGTAATGCTTTCTTTACGCGTTCGCTTACTTGTTTAATCATTCTTCTTCCAACCAAGTGCTGTGTACCCTGCTACCGTCTTGTAAATATAGATAATAATCATTACCTATTTTTTTTTTGATTTAATTCGTTCTTCGTACTCAATGTGAGTAGCACAAGGCATATAGATTGTATTACCGTCATCATCATTATGAGTGTGAGTTCCATTACAACCAATTTCCTCCGCTCGTTTCTGCGCTTCCTCTAATGTAGTAAATGTATCTTTACCAACTCTTTGCTTAGGATTATCACTAAACATACTAATTTGTTCAAGGCGTCTTTCAGCTAAAGCACGGGTAGGATAGCAACCCATGTTCTTACCACTATCCTCAGCAATCACACAGAATTGGTCTTCAATTTTTTTTATTACTTTAGAACTCATTGCGCTATTTTCAATATCGTCTTCGGATTCAACAACTGCTTCTGGTGTTTCAGTTGGCTTATCAATAACGACTTCAGCTTCATCACCTCCGTCTTGATTTTCTTTAACAACATTCATAGGTTGTAAATAATAATTTTGGCTATCGTCAGTTGGTAGACCAACAGATTGACGTGCTTCGCCAACAGTAACCCAACCACCTTGAACACCTATATTCATTCTTTCAAATAAATCATTATGGT